TCTGGTTGATTACTTAACCATTGTTCGTATTGTTCTTGCGTAACGTGTTCACAGCTTGTGTTAATAATAATATTTGCAGGAGATGAATAATCACACATATCTGCTGTTACTGCGGTAAACCGTCCTTCTATTTCCTGACGCTTGTTTACTGTACACGCTGTTTCTTCACATGCAGGGTCTATATCTACACTTGTAATGTGCCTAATGGACATATCACTATTAAATAGCAGATTTGATAGTACTCCGTTCCAGCCACCAAAAATTACTATATTAGATTTACTATAATGCGCTTTATACACTTTAGTTAATTGTTCAATGAGCCAAACTTTACTGTTGACTTGTCCTTTCCAAAAGCTTTCTAGAGTACGATAGCGATCTTCACTATTACGAATAGCATCCATCCAGAATAACACATCTTGTATTTCAACTTTCATACTTTACCTTTGGTAGTTTACTATCTGCACTACTTACGCAAGTAGGAGTAATGCACTTACGTGGCGCTTTAAAGAGCTCAAAGCCGCCGTCTAACGTGCCTAGAGGTTCGTCATGGCAACTGTAGCTGCGCTTAACTTCATTCTCTCTAATGACGCATCCTTGGTATCCTGCATTACAACTCCAGCCTTTGAACTTGTTGAATCCGAAGGAATTAAAGCGTTCTGCTTGATCTACGTAGTAGACGTTACCGTCTTTGTCTTGCAATTCTACTTGCAATAACGGTATTATTTTTTTAAATTCGTCTGGGATTCTTTGTGGGAATCCTGTTTGCAACAAGCCGAGTTGTACATCCGTATATCCGGATACCACACGAGAGGCTGTAGGATCGGACTGTGGCTTGACAGTAACATTAATGCCTCTGGCGGCAAATCGCTGTAAACGTTCGTAAAGCTCTTCAAACATTTCAGGAACCATAACTTGATTGATCGTAATATATACATTATTTTTCATTAATTGGAGACATTTATCCCCAAACTCCTGTTCATTTGCAAACTCTGCATGGTAGCTTGCTGTTATACTTCTACGTTGCAAACTGCTTGTAGATTCTAACCAGTTGTTCCACCATTTGCTTCCTGGGCTTAGATTGGTTGTCATGTGGATACTCTGGTACTCAGGAGCTGTATCACTACAGTAATGGTCTATAACCTTCCCAAAGTATTTATATGCAGTAGGCTCACCTCCACTAAAACTAAAGTGAAAGTCAGTAAAGCCGTTTTCTCTTGCTTGGCGCTTTATTTCGTCAATTGTGTTAGTATATACTGCTAAATCTTGATGATCAGGAGTGCTGCTACGAGCATAGGGCCAGCAATAGCTACAATTGTAGTTACAAAACCTAGCAAGGATCCAACTAACTGTAAACAAGTTTGTGTTCAACAGCGTCTTTTGGCCGAAGCTTGTTATATCTTCAAATGGTATGTTTTGAAAGTTACTCATTTTCTACTATCGTATAACGCTTTAGAGCATACTTTAACACAAGTTAGGCATTTATTCTTTCCTTGCCAAAAGTCTGGCATTTTTTTAAATAAATTTTCGTTAGTATTTAAGACAGCATCGTGGCAGTTAGGCACGCCTACAGTTTTTAATATAGTCTTTGTGTTGTCTACACTTAAATTTCTAAGATAATGAATTGGTAATTTTTCTTCCACTGGTTGTTCAATATATTCACCGCCTATCCAACAGCAAGGAAATATATTACCATAAGGATCTATATAAACACCTTTCTCAGTTACGCACTTAGGCTCAATTATTGCTGATTCAACTGCTGCGTTACGCACCGCTGGGTCTACAAGTGCATTTAAACTATTATTAGGAGTTTTTTTAAACCTTTCTGTTTGTGCAGGAGCAATAGTGTATTCTACATTACCATTGTTATCGTGTACTTCAAACTCTTTCATTTCGTAAAATCGTGTAGTACTTACAAAGTTTACTTCTTGTACACCTAATGATAATAGATAACTTTCTAATTCATCTACTTCGTGCTCGTTATGTTCAAACACTAAGCTATCAACACGGGCAATGCCTCCTGCATCGCAGAATGCTTTTAAGTTTTCGATCACTTTATCAAATTTTGTATTCTTACGGTATAATTCGTGTTTGCCTTTAAATCCATCAACAGCAAACGCAACATCAATATTATGCTGTGCTAGTTTTGCCCACCATGCAGGATTACGCATGCCGCCGTTAGTATGTATTCCTAGCCGAACTGTAGGATTACATTCGCGTACATAAGAATATATTTCTAAGCAGTCTTTTGCAAATGCCGGATCGCCATAGTTACCACAACTATAAAAGTTATCCAACTGTGATAAAAACTGTTTAGGAAACCAATCTTTAAATTGTGTAATACTTATATCGCCATTACGAATAAAAGGTCGAGTGGCTCCGCCGTGGCTGTTTCTGGCACACATTGGGCATTGTGCTTGGCATTTATCAGTTAGTTCAATGTGTACTGTTTTAATGTCACTTACAAGTTGCATCAAACCTCTCCTGTAACCATTCAAAGTTATTTATAAGGTTAAGATCCGCCATATTAGATAACCCAAACTCCCTGCCAGCAATAGCGCCAGCGATAGCGAAATTACCACAGCGTCTCTCACCGCCTTTTGTACACCAGATATCAAGTCTACCTTTGGTTTCTTCATCGTTTTGCCTCGTGATTGTTTTACTACTTAATTTAGCACATTCTCTAAATGCACCTTTCCATGTTTCAAACGGATCAGTATTAAATGCTGTGATGTTTGAGGTTTCTTCTACAGCAATAAATTGCGAACTAATACTTGTAGTCATGTCTGCTTTACTAGTATCCATATCGATTGTCATCTGTCGAGGAAATAACTTTACCCCTCCGTAACCATATTCTAATCCATTAATAGGATTCTTTGCTCTCCATACATGTACATGATCTAATTGATGTTCAGGTACAACATAGTCAAAGTTAAAACTATTATTAACTACAGCATCGCCATCTACGATCCAAAACATCTTAGTAAAGCATTTCTTTGCTGCTTTTATGTGTGCTTGGTGTATTCCTTTAACTCCGTGTACACGTTTAGCCATAGGGAACTTAGCCTTAAGGGTAGCGTAGTTAGCATCTGCGCTAGGTTCTTGATAACTTATGAATACAATATCATACATTAAAATTCATATCCAAATCTGTCAATGTCTTCTTTAAAATACTTTTCAATAATAGCTTTAGTTGTCGATGTATAGTGCTTCTTATAGTCAATTGTAAAATCGTCTACACCTAACGGTATGTCTGATTCAAAGTATTGCTGCAACAGTTTAAAGTCTTCATTTAAATGCTCTGCACGAAGTATATAATCAACTTGGGTGTTATCATAACTAATCCAAGTTGATTGCGGAGTAGAAGGATGTGTTTTAGCATCAAGTATCTCGCATTGTTCTATACTATTTAAATATGCGTCAAACGAAGTAAAGTCTATGTTTTTAAAATGTTTCGAAACTTCAGCAACTCCTGGATATCCAGTCGGCGGGTCTATTGTCATATTATACGCCCACAATGCTCTGCCCCACGGATTTGTTACGGCACCGACAACCTTAACTCCGGGATACATTTCGTTAACTTCTTTAAGTGTTAGTCTATCATCTTCAATTTCAAAATCGCGGATAAATCTAAATGTTGCATTAGGATCTTTTTCAGCCCATTTGTATATATCCCAATATTTCAGAGGAGTGCGTATTGGTAATATAACTGTGAAAAAAGAGTCGTCATTTTTATAGTTCATTAGAAATTACACCATCAAACATTGCTTTAGCTCTGTCACTGTAGTAATTATACAGTCTTTCTCGGCAAAAGTCAACATTATTCTCAAATCTAGTTTTATTTTGTACCCAAAGGTCTTTAGTACGCTTGTTATTTGTTAATAACTCTGCATTGTCTATAATTGCAGCTTCTAACCGTTCTGCAGGATCATCAATAGCATCATAACTATGATCAACTATATCATCAAACATATCTAAACCCATTGAACGTAAAAAGTCTACGCTGCCTTTGCTGCATAACAATATTGGGAACGAACAACCGTATATACTATTTAATGTTTTTTCTGTTAAGTTGTAACACTTTTCAGTATAACTAGTTTCGCTTATAATTTCTACAAATGTATTTTTGTAGTATTCTGATAATTTATTTTTAAAATTAGTAGCATTATCGTTATCCAGCTTTTCGTATATATCATGACTGTCAGTTAAAAGATCTGTTGATGTTAACAACTTATTCCATCCATCGGAATAAAGAGCTGAATCAGATACTTTCCATTTTGTGTACTCGATAACATCTGTAGGCATATCTTTAAATATACATGATATTAATCCATGCTTCTGCCAACCCAATGCATGTAATAGTGCAAGCGTCATTGCTCTGTGTGTACGCTTATTTCTATTAAGGCTGAGAAACGTACGACTGCTATCTAAGTTCTTTTCTAATACAGGCTCAACTGTTTTATACTCTTTCTGATGATTAGTAATGTCGCCTCCCCAAGGAATTATACTAACATTAGGATGTGTAAAGTACGCTTCGGAATTTTCAACTGAAGTAAGTAATATAAATTTTTTATTACTATAAAAATTAAATAACGCTTCGAGATAATCTACAGTACCAGGATTAGTATCGTTCCAATAATTAAAATCGTCTGGAGTTAAATGGTCTTTAATACCTAGTACAACTACATCTGATTTAAGATTGTAAAGGTGGATTCTGTAATCTAATTCAGTTTCAAACTCTCCCTCGCTTTCTTCTTTAGGATGTTTGTAATTAGGACCAAGCGGAGCTGACCACAAATAAATTTTATCACACGGAAACTTTATTTTAGACGTTACTTGGAAAAATAATCTAAAAGTAAATGAATCACCGGGCGGACGTTTTAATACACTCATAACATACTTCTAAAAGTATTATAAGGAAATGTTGCTTCTATTCCATCAACAGTATTACTCTTATGTTGTTT